TCCAATGTCATAAATAAAAACCATTGAAAGCAAACACCATGAATTAAGGGAAGCGTGCAGAATGTTTGCGTGAAAAAATGGGTACAATACACGTCCGGCAATATCACTTCCTGCGTAAATGCCTACAGTTTGCCAATCCCATACTTTGAAAAATGACAAACCTACAACAATAGTAGAAATTACAAGAGCCGTAATCTTTTCCATTTTTCTTGTATCCATTGTTTTCTTGCTTTACATACCATTACTTTTGCACTGCCTGGCGTAAGGTAGAATTTAGGAGCAGGTTGTGCAATAACTTTGGCGCACAGTTCGGAAATAGTTAATTCAGGACATTCTTCTTGAAGCTTAAATACCCGATTATAAATTTCTTCATACATCTCTTTTTTCAATGGGCACATTGTGCTCAAATCTGTTTTACCTCTCATCATTGCAGAAATAATCAATGCAGCACGTATGTCACTAACCCAAAAGCGGCGAGAGGGCATATTGACTATTATTTTGTATACCTCGGACATACGGATATAGTCGCATGATGAAATGTATTCATCGTATGCTCTCATTAAATCGTCCATACGTTCCTTTGAGTATTCCATTATAGCGCCTTTATGCTTCATTTTTCTATTTATCTATGTTCCAAAGTTATAGATTGGAGCGTAAAAAGATAAACGTGGAATCCTTCTTTCCCTCGCTATTTTTGCTTTGTAGATAAAGACTAAAATTTATTTTTCTCACATTATACCTAATAATATGGAAGTTAAGAGCAATCGCGAGCGATACACAGATCGATTGAAAGCAAAGTATCCCGATAAAGAGTTTGCTGACGACGAGGCATTATTCGCTCAAATTAACGACGAATACGACGGTTTGGACAAAGAATTGTCTGGCTATAAAGAACGGGAAAAAGCACTTTCCGATCTTTTTGCGAGTAATCCACGTAGTGCAGCATTTCTTACTGATTGGCGTAAAGGGGAGGACCCAATCATCGGTATGATACGCAAATTTGGTGATGATTTTAAAGCTGCACTTGAAGACCCAGAGAAGCAAGAAGCTCTTGCTGCTGCCAACAAAGAGTATGCGGAACGAATAACCAAAGAGAAGGAGTTTGAAGAACAGTATCAGCAGAACATTAATGCGACTCTTTCTACTCTTGAACAAATGCAGCAGGAGGAAGGTATTTCTGATGATGAAATAGATCAAGCAATGGAGTTTCTGATTGGAATTATGAAGGACGGACTTCTTGGTAAATTCACTCGTGATAGTATTCAAATGGCTATCAAGGCTATCAAACATGATAGCGATGTAGAAACAGCCAGTCATGAGGGAGAAGTGAAAGGACGTAATAGTAAGATTGAGGAAAAACTACGCAAAGGGAGCAAGAGTGACGGTACTGCTAATCTTGCAGGAAAGAATGGAGGTGGTAATGCAGGCTCACGACAAATGCCAGATCTTGGTGCAATAAGTCGATATGATGGTGCACAAAATATTTGGGAACGTGGAGGCGAAAAACGTAGGTCAATAAACAAATAAAGATACACAATTCATTTATTAACAATTAAAATTTCAAGCAATGAAGAAAGTAATGAATTTCTTTTGTCGCATTACGCTAATGATATTAGCGTTTGTGACGAGTGCATCAAGCGGTGTCATGATGGCTGACGCATCAAACCTGCCAGATGCAGGTAAAATGACAGCCGGTGCAGACGGTACGGGTGGAACAGATGGTATTGCCACAGAAACCGGTGGTCGTGAAAATGGAGACCCGAATTTTTACTTAAGCGATGTAGATAAGCGCATTGTGAAAATTCGTCCGATGGCGACACCTATTGATCAAATTAGTCGTTATGCGAAATCAAGTAGTACTAATTCTTTTGAGGTGAAGTACTATAGTGTGGGTACACGCGAAATAAAGTGTAGTACTAATAAAAAATTGGAAGCAATGACGGGTGGTGCAAGTGTTTCTTTGCCAGTGAGTGATCTGAATATGTTCACATTGGATGACACTATCCGTGTGGTAGGTGTAAGTGCTATTACTAAACCGGATGGGACTGCATATTCAGAAAGTGACAGCAATGTTCCTGACCTTGAACTTTGTGTGTGCGGAAAGGATAGTTCAACTAATTTGCCGACAGTCTATGCAGTAAATGGGAAAATGGATGATTCAAGCAAGCAACCCATTCTTTTACCAGAGATTCCGCAAGGAACGACTCTTGTCCGTATGGGAAAGGCCTGTGGTGAACTGGATGTGCAGACTGGGCGTTTCAACAATATTCCTATGCCGGAAACACAGTACTGTCAGAACTTCATGATACAGGTAGAACAGTCTACCTTTGACAAGATTGCTGCCAAAGAAGTGAATTGGAACTTTTCCGATATTGAAGAAGATGGTGTATATGATATGCGCCTTGCCATGGAGAATACCTACTTGTTTGGCGTTAAACAGGTTATCAAACATGTTGCCAAGGACGGTATGAATACCTGGTTTACAGGGGGAATCTGGTGGATGGCAGGAAAGGATATCGAGGTTGGTGAATGGAACAGCGAAAAGAACTGTGCCGAGATTACTGATGAAAATCTCGTGGATATAACCAAAGACCTTTTTGTCGGTACTGGTATCGGTAATAAGCGTAAGATTTTATTCTGCGGAAGTGATATGCTTTCGGCATTCTCCAAGATTAAGAGTGAGAAATTTCGTTTGAAAGATACCGTTGAGGTTTGGAACTTGAAATTTAAATCTTGGGATACTGACTTCGGAGAAGTTCTTACCATTCATCATGAATTATTTGATGTGAATGGTATGAGTGATTGCGGTTTTGCCATGGATCCAGAATACCTTTCCAAGAAAACCCACGTGTCTTGGGCACGCAATGTGCTTGACTTGAAGAAAGCGGGTATTCGTCGTACCGATGCAGTAGTGATTCAGGAAGTAAGTTGCTTATATCTGCGTTATGCAAAGGCACATGCGCGTATGAGACTTGCAAAGGCACCTGCAACAGTAGAAGATAGTGGTTCAGAAACTGCTTAATTCTTAATTAGAGTATAAATAAATCAAATTATTAATCGGGGGATGGGATAGAAGTCCTATCCCCTTTTTAATTCATTCGACAATATGATTATTAAAACTTACATAGCGAACACCAATATTAGTATTAATGTTGTGCTTCCAAGCAAAAAGAATTTTCATATAACGTTTACTCCCTTGTCAAATGGTAGTAGTGTATTTACCACAGATAATGAAATCTTACAAAGGTCAATAGAGAGACATTACAACTTTGGAAAGTTGTTTAGACTCCAAACTTCACAGGGGCAAAGTGCTGAAAGAAAGGCGACAGACAAACAAAAGGTTACTTCTTTAAAGAATCAGAAAGAAATTCCGGCTGTTGAGAATGTAGACAAGACTGAATTGGATAACAACGAGAACGTTGAGCAAAACGGAGAGACGGAAGATAACGCAGGGGCAGGGAATGATGAAACTGTTTGCAAGGTCAAAATGAGTGATATTGCAGCTGCTAAGGATTATCTTGCTGACAAATTCGGTATCAGCCGTACTTCTATGCGTTCTACTAAAGCCATTCTGGAACAAGCTGCAGCTCATGGAATAGAGTTCGAAGGATTGTAATAATAAAGTAATAGCGTATGACGGTATATCATCTTGACGAGATAGCTGGAGATGTTCGTATAGCACTTGACCAAAACACAACGAGTGATGTATTGAAAGAAATTGGTGATGTAGACACGCTTGCATTAAACGACATCATTAAATCAAAGATTATTGAGGCTGTAAAACGTGTGCACAGTTCTGCACCTCCTTATCTACTCGATGGAGGACATAACTTCGGAGATGAGGTGTATTGGCAGAAATGTGAAAGTGGTTGGGTGTTATTGCCGGAGGATTTTATGCGTTTTGTTGTTTTCCAGATGAGCGATTGGGAGCGTGCAGTATTCTACCCTATAAATGTCGACGATCCTGAATACGAGAAGCAATCTTCCCGGTTCAAAGGAATACGTGGCACTACACAACGTCCTGTATGTGCTATTTCTATACGACCAGAGGGGAGGGTATTAGAGTTTTATTCTTGTAAAAGTCAGGATGCAACGGTCAGTCGTGCGGTTTATCTTCCTTATCCCAAGATAGACAAATACGGTGCGATAGAGATTTGTCAGCGATGTTATGACGCGGTGGTGTATACTATTGCCGCATTAGTATTAACAACGTTCGGTGATGTGGAGAAAAGCTCTGCATTGAACGAATTAGCTAAATCAGTATTAATATGAGTTCGATAAAATCAACACAGATAGATGGTGATGTTTCCGTCAGTCGTAATGCGGCAGTAGGTGGAGATGTTACCGTCCAAGGTAAAACCCATTTAAAAGGAAACGTAAAAATAGAGGGGTGGCTTGAGGCAAAGAATATCAAAGCAGCTAGTAAAGGTCTCTTTACTACTATTGAAAAATTGAAAGCAGCCTACCCGTTTCCGCATGACGGTTGGTGGGCACTTGTCGGGCTTTCCTTACCTGCTCCTATATACGTGGGTGATGGAGGCGAGTGGGTTCCAACTGGACAGACAGGTGGTAATCCTTCTATAGACAGTGGTAAATTTAACGAAGCTGTTGAAAAGCTACAAGAAGATATTACTAAATTACAAGATGATGTATCGGATATAGAGGATAAAAATAACTCGCAAGATACTAACCTTACTACACTTGGGAATAGTGTCAATTCTTTGCAGGAACAGGTAAATACAACCAAAGACACCGCCAACAAAGCAAGTGCCAAAGCGAATGAGGTAGGAAACCAATTGAATGACTTTAAGGGAACGAAAGGAGAAAATGGTGGTATTGCACCTCTTAATGAGTATGGTAAAGTACCTAGCCGTTATTTACCGGCTTCTATGGATGATGTGAAAGATTTCGACGGTTTCGTGGAAAAAGTGGTTGTTCAACCATCGTCTATCGGGAAAAGTTCAACGGATGATGGATGTAAGATTTACTACCATAAGGACACCGATTCGCTTGTTCTTTTCTATGACGGTGTATATTACAACAACTGGCTGGATTCCGAATTGTTTGGAAATGAAACTATTGACGGGATAACTCCTGTTTCGGATAAGGTGTATTCTGACACAATTACAAACAAGACTTATCGTTGGAGCGGTTCGGCACTTGTTATCATTGGTTCAGATCTCGCCCTTGGCTATACAAGTTCGACCGCATTTCCGGGCGATGAGGGTGCGGATTTAAAGCAGAAAATGCTACAAGCCAATGAAGATATTACGGAAAACAAGAACGTATTGTTGTCCCATTACAAACAGATAGTAGCACGAAGCGTAGTAAATGTGAACCAACTCTTTGGGCTTACTAATCGTAAGATAACATTCTCGGTGGCTCTTGATAGATGTGCGACATCCGAATGTGCTGAATCTTTGCAAATACCAGGTGTTGTGCTTACCTTTCAGACTGAAGCAGGTTGGCAGTCCAAACAATGGGTTATCACTGATGATTGGAATAAGGAAAGCAACTGGACGGACTTCGGAGCTTCCAACGGAGAAAGCGTTGGCAACACAATCAATGTAAACGCCCTGTGCAAAGATGTGGAATATACGCTATCCACCGCCATAAAAGCAATTATTGACCTTGAGCAAGAGAGCGGAGTGGCATACATTAAGAGCGGTATTGTAGTGACATTCAAGACTGCAGAGAGCGACACCAACGGTGCACCTGTATGGCTTGCCTATCAATTTACACGAGAAGTAAGCGATGTAAACCCGGATGATTTGAAGCCGTGGGTAGCCTTTGGAAACGGAGGTGGCAAGGTGGAAACATCGGACACCCCAGCAGAGGGAGGAAAAGATGCACTTTCAACAGGCGGTGCTTACGCGATGCAGGAAAAAGCAATCGCTGGTTTTGACGAGGAAAGCGATGAGGATTATATCTACTACAAAGCTGTGAACCTGAATGGTGGACAAATAGAAGATGTGATACTGAAAATACCTAAGAACGGAGGTGGAGGCGGTTCCAGCGAGGACAGTACCCTATCCATTTATTTTGAGGATGTCGCTCCCATTGTAGCGTTCGGTTCTGACATAAAAATTAATGTGGCCCTACGTAGTGTGAGTTATCCGGGAGGTGTAGAAACACTTGGCGTTATCCGTAATGTGAGCATAATTGATGCAAGTACGGGACTAACCCTATTTAGCGAGGACATGAATATCGTAGGTTCTGCAAGTGCCACAGACTACAAGTTTGAACTTGACTTTACTGGCTATTTCAGCGGAGCGGCGAGCAAGAGTTTCTTTGTGCAAGCTACAGATGCTGACGGAAATACTAAGAAGAAAGCCATTACAGTAGTAGCCGTGGACATCACCGTGGAGCAGCCTATGGCATTGAACTACACAAGTGACACTGTTCTTACCGTAGGTGGATCCGCCAAGAACATCGGACAGTTTTATAAATTTCCCAATAACACATCATCCATACTTGCGACCGTGGAAATGTACTACAACGGAGAATGGAAGAAACTCGGTGAAGCAATGGTAAGCGACAGTTATACCAAGAGTATATCCGTAAATCCGAACGATGTGTTTGGTGGTGGTGAACGGCTCTCGCATGGTGCATATCCTGTGCGTATCTTCGGTACGGAAAGCAAGTCGGGGGTAAAAGGCAATACCATCTATTCAGCCCTTATGTGCATAGACGAGAATAATAGCACACCTATTGTCGCCCTCCGTTTCAATGACAAGAACAATGGTACATTGCGTCTGTATGACAATCTGACCGTAGAAGTAGCTGCCTATACACCTGGCAAGACAGAAACGCATATTGATGTCTTCTATGATGAAGAAAAGGTTACTTCTGTTGATGCCATGATTGCTGAAACGATTATCGTGAACAAGCAGATAAGCGGCTATAAGGCGGACGGAAGCCAAAGTATTACTGTACACGCTGAAAGTGGAAGTGTCAGTACCAATGAAATAGAAGTGACGGTTAAAGGAAGTGCCATTGACATTGCCATCAAGGACGGTGCTTTGTTTGGGTATGACTTCTCCACACGAAGCAACAGTGAAAGTGACCACACCATTATCAACAATGGGGTAAAGATGGAAATCAAAGGTGCGAACTGGTCAAGCAACGGATTTATAGACTATCTGAATGAACGCTCTTTGCGCATTGCCGAGAATGTGACAGCCGAGATATTGGATTACCGTCCTTTCGGAAATCCGTCCGTAGAAAGTGCTAGTGGTTGTGCTTTCCAATTCGCTTTTGCGACCAAGAACATCAAGGAAGCCAGCTCAAAACTCATAGAGTGTTACGATGCCGACAGCGGTGCCGGATTCTATGTATGCGGAAACAAGGTTGCTATTTTCTGCAAAACAGGTCAGCCGGCATTGGTAGAACGCTCTTTTAAGAACGGAGAAAAGCACACTATGGCTATCGTTGTAGAGCCTTCAACTATCTTTGTAACCCGTGGTGGCAGCAACTATTCATGCATGAAGCTGTATTTGGATGGCGAAGAGGTGGGCTGTATAGGATATATCAGTAACAGCGGAGCTATTCTCAACTCAAAGACTGTCACTTTTGACGGAACAGAGGGAGACCTATACCTTTATTACATCCTTGCTTACAACAGTTACTACGAGTGGGCACAGGCATTTAGAAATTACTTGTGCAAACTGACCGACACAACAGCGATGATTGATGAATATGAGAGGGAGAATTTGCTTGATACGCAAAACCGTCCGACTCTTGAATCTCTTGCCGCCAAAGGTATCCCTTACTATGTAGTTGTGAATGATCAGCAGACTTTTGACACCTTTGACGGAGATATTGACACGAGTAAGAAGTTCAAATGCACACTATTCTACTATGATCCCAAACGACCTTGGCGCAGCTTCAAGGCTATCAATGTGCAATGGCGCAGACAGGGAACGACATCGGCAAAGCGTCCTATCAAGAATGACCGTTTCTATCTTCAGAAGAATGACGGTTGGGAAGTTTCTCCTATCTATCCGGAATATACCAACGAAGATGCAAAGGTTTCGTATGACCTGATGAAATTAGGCTATGTACGTGTAGGCGAGAATTCTATACCTGTGAAAATCATCACGGTAAAGGTGGACTACTCCGATAGTAGCAATGCCAATGACTGCGGAGTTTGTAACCTTATGAATGCTACATATCGTGCCCTTGGCAACAACTATCTGACTCCGGCACAACGTGCCTTTGACGGAACATGGGTAAAAGGAGACATATCATTGAGCGGATTGACGATGAACCATTCGACTGCCAACCACCCGATTGCCGCATTCCGTTCGACTATGGAAAGTCTTACCGATGCTTGGTTCCATGCCAAAGGTAATTGGAAAGAGGATAAAGGCGAGCAGGTGGCACTCGGTTTTAAAGACACACCCGGCTACAACAAAGGGTGTTTGAACTATGGCGACTTCATCGAATACTTCGGCAGAAGAGACGAAACCCTTGATGAAATTGAATCACGCTTCAAAAGCGATAGTACCACAGACAAAAGTAAACTCTATATGCTCTCCCTTTATTGTGGCGAGAACTACCGCTTTATGGCATACGAGAGCGGTGCTTGGACTGCACAAAGCGGAGAAATGAAGCAGGTAGATGGCAAGTGGCAGATAACAGGTAAGGTGTTGAATCCTGTAAGCGGTTATGAACTGCTGACTTATGATGCCATGAACTGGTGGCAGGGAGTGGGAAGCATTGATGATATGATGGAACCGACCACGGCAGAATCATCGTGGGTAACAAAACTGAAACTCGGACAACCGACCTATCCGATGTGGACACGCTACTTCGAGTGTATGATAGACGATGACCAACTGCAAATAGACTTGGCTATGGGACGCAAAGTGCCTTACGACTTGTTTAACGTGTTGGTGTTCTGTGACAGTTGCGACTATGCCAAGGAGGAACTTAAAGACACTTGGAAGGAGATTTGGAAAGCGAAGATGTGGAAGTACATAAATCCGTACAGCCTTGTGTCGTACTATCTCTTTACGGACTACCTTGCCGCCGTTGACCAACAGGCGAAGAATATGCAACCTATGTGGTTCTTGGAGGACGGTTGCAGCGTGAAAGACGGAGTATATAGTGGAGCAAACGGTATGGAAGCCAGAAGAATGTACTGCAACAAGGTGTATGATTGTGATACCTGTAACGGCAAGGACAATGACGGTGGTCAGACCATTGATCCAGAGGTTGACCCTGGCGACTTGACGAGTAGCGCGTACGCAGGACGAGGCAGCGTGTTGTGGAACGACATACGCGGACAGCAGACTATGGAGGTGGATCAAAACGGTAACACCATTACGCTTTCGGCTATCGCTGACACCATGCGTTCACTTCCGGACACGCTCGGCATTGGTTCGGGGCCATTCTCTCCGAAAGGTGCGCTCCATTACTTCGTTACGGAAATATTGAAGAAGTGGCCAAAAGTGGTGTCAAGTTACGACGGAGAGCGTAAGTATATCAAATACACCGGATACAGCGATATTTATTTTTATGCTTTGCAGGGATTGGGACTTACTTCTCTACCGGCGTTCATCGAACAACGTTGGAGAATCCGCGACGGCTACTACCGTTGTGGCGACTTCAAAGCAGAGAGCGGTTATATAGGTGGTCGTATCGGTGCGAAAGAGGGGGCGGTTATCCGTTTTAAGGCTGCAAAGACAGGCTACTTCGGAATTGGTAACGACAGTGGAAACATCACGCAGGGCATCTATCTGAAAGCTGGAGAAGAGGGTGTGTTCAGTAATTTCCAACATGGCGAGAACATCATGCTCTACATCTATCAAGCCGACCGTATGAGTATGATTGACTTGAGTGAAATCAGCATTGACCCTCAATTCGGTAATACATTGTCGAAGATGGTGTTGTTGCAGGAACTTTTCCTTGGTAGCAACACGCACGGAGATTGGACGATGTCGCCTGGTAACACTGGCTATATGACCAATCTTGATTTGGGCGATATGCCGTTCTTGCGGGTATTCGATGTGCGGTATACGGAACTATTGAGCGTTAACGCATCGAAGTGTCCACGTTTGGAGAAAGTATATGCGGACGGCACAGGGTTATCGACCATAGACCTTGCAGAAACTGCTCCCATTAGTACATTGACGCTGCCCGATACGATGACGGAACTTGTATTGAACAATCTGCCAAACCTGACCTATCCCGGAGGACTTACGCTAGGAGGTGTAGGCAAGGTAGCAAAGATATTTGTAAATGAATGTCCGTATGTGGATGCTATGACACTTTTAGAGCAGATAATTAATGCGAGTGCGATCAGAACTGTACGTATTCCTAATGTAAATGCAACTGCTAGTGTTGATTTGTTACGTTCTATAAAGGATAGTGGAGCAATTGGGCTTGATGCAAACGGGAACGCATACGATGAGAGTGGACAGTGTAGTGGTATTACAGGACGTTGGATATTGAGTGAACTTGTAGAAGAGAGTGAAGTAAATGTCCTTACTGCATATTTTCCACAGTTAGAGCTCCATAATTCGCAATTTTCTATTGTGAAAATCAATGATGTTGTGGATAACGATTCATGTGAGAAGTACAGCAATCCTGAAAACAAGACAGGTGAAGACTACGGTAACACATATATTCCTAGTGGACATACTCTTGCTATAAAGAAAGGTTGCCACGCTTTTAAATGCTCGTTCAACACGAAGAAGAATCAAATGGAAGGTGTACAGTTGAGTGATACAGACTTCAACTATCTGAAAGATGGTAGTAGCTTTGATGTTGCAGATACGGCAGGGGAGGGTTTTGATATATTTTGGCATGCTCCTCACTATTGGTATAAAGGCGTAAATGATTATAAGAACCAAGTGAAGTATTTTATTACTTCTGTTACGGAAAACGAGCCTATTTCAACTGCATTACACAGCAAGAAGGCTAAACTTTCTGAACTTCTGTACAAGGAGAACACTGGAGTGTATGCGAATGATGCTGTTATTGGTGAGGTTATGAGTGAGGATGTTATATCTACAGCTTCTAATACTAACAGCTATAAGATGGACGTAAAAGGTATGAAGCAGGTGAAATGGCCGGGATTGAATCATGCGCGACTAGGTGGTGTATTCACTGATGAAAGTAATTGTGTACTTGGTATATTCATTATGTCCGTAAGTCATACGTATTTTGACTTTTCTATAGGTGAGTGTGTATTCTGCGATGTACCTAGCGGTGCAAAATGGTTCTATTTTACTTCTTTTCGCGACATTGGTGATGTTGAGTGTCTTTCTGTGGATAGTGCCAGCATTGAGGCTCTTGAGCCGGAATGGACTGAACATACAGTAGGTGATAATGACAGTCTTGTAGGTGTTTATCCTATTACTATTGACGGTTTGAAGATGCCACGAAGTCTTTCTGGTGAGGTACGCTCAAAGAAAGGTAATGGTACGTCCACTACGTCAGGTGAATGGAAATACGATAGTAGTGGTAATCCTATTGAGATGCCGATTGCTACCCTAAACTACACAGCAAAGGATTTCCAGAATATTTCCCGTTTGAGAGGTGTCGGTTACCAATTACAGGATTATGAACAACACAAAGAGATTAGTAATCTTTGGTGGGCATTAAACGGAACAACCAACGAACAATCTGTAGTCGGTAATGGAGGACATGACGCTATTTTAAATAAGCTGGATTCCATTGGTATGGCAGATAGTAG